TCACAATGCTTTTAAGATATTGCTGAACTTTTCGGCAGTCTCTTTTTTCTTGTCCTTGGCAAGGTGGCTATATGTATCTAAGGTTGTTGTTATTTTAGAATGTCCCAACCGCTCTTGTATTTCTTTAGGGTTCACATCATTATTCATCAACAAACTAGCGTGAGTGTGTCTGAAACCATGCAATCCGATATTTGGGAGCCTTGCTGATTCCAAGTGAGAAGAAAGACGCGCTCTTTCGCTCTCATAAATCAATCTTTGACCGTCATAAGAAAATACTACACTATCAGACAAACCTATCACTTTATTATGGTTATTTTGGAATTTACGCCAATTGGCTAAAATTTGTAAAGTGGTATTATCAAGCGAAATAATTCTATTACTTCCTTTAGTTTTGGGACTATCTTGTACTTCTCTGCTCTGTAAAGTTATCTTTGTTACATTAACAAGTTTTTCGGAGAAGTCTATATCAGACCAATTCAAAGCCAAAGCCTCACCAATACGTAAACCAGTAGCCAATAATAGACGATATAAGGCATTATGTAGCTGGTTCTCTATACTTGGCTCTAATGATTCAAGATATTCTAAGAACATTTTCAGCTCTTTATCATCAAAATACTTAATCTTTTTAACTGTCCTTGTCTTTAACTTAGGAGGGAAAACTTTAGTAGCTGGATTGTCGTTTATCGCTCCTAATTGCACACCATAATCAAGGATACGTTTGATGATATTGAGCATTATCTTATAGTTTTTACCTTTACCCTTTTCACGTTTACCACTAATAATCTCAGAGGTATTAGCATTCTTAGACCAATCATTAACAATACCTTGTAATAACATAGCCGTTATTTTTGGTAAAACGTATGTCCCAATAGCTGGTAAAATATAAACTTTTAGATAATTTTTTACTGAACGTATGCTATTAGCTTTAACCGTCAGCTTATAACTCTCAAACCAACTCAAAGCCAAAGATTCAAAGTTATCAAAAACCACTTTTTCCCTTGCAATTGTAGACCCATTATTGATAAACTTATTTATAGCTTGGCGTGCTTTAATATCACACATTTTTCTACTATTGGCACTTACACTTGTTCGTACTTGCTTACCTGTGAGATTATCCACACCCAAATAAACGTTAGTTCGGTACACCTTTGTACCGTCTTTTTTTATATATTCTTACCCGAATTGCTAGTTAATTTCATTGGAAAATAAATAAGTCGTGCTATCCTAATCTTAAACCACTAAGCATTAGAAAGCGCACGACTTATATGACTTATAATAGCACACTTCCAAAAGTTTTTGTTTATTTACTGACAACCATTGAGACGCTTTATCAAACGAGGGTTCCCCTTGAGGTTCAAAACCGAAAAAACGTCCATCTCGCAACATCAGATTGCTTAGTTATCGCTTGTTACCTCTGGGGCGTACTGCATTTTAGTGAAACGCTTAAAGCTAAGCACCAATTGGCTCAAAGTTTATTTCCTAATTTCCTAGAATATTCTCGCTTTGTCCGCCGTTGTAATGCCCTCTTACCGAGTATCCAAGTCATTCGCCAAGCACTCGTCTTTAAAGAGGTTGAAGGAATGAGTGTATCCATTATTGACAGCTTCCCCATTCCTTTGTGTCAGCCTATTCGTAACTTCAGAAGCAAAGTTCTTGGAGATTATGCCAATGTTGGCTACAATGCTACAAAGGGACAGTACTTCTATGGATGTAAATGTCATGCTTTAGTCAGTGAATCAGGCTATGTCATAGACTACACAATTACTCCTGCTTCAATGGCTGATAGTTCAATGACCGAGGAAGTGTTGAGTCAATTTGGGACACCAACAGTCCTTGGAGATATGGGATATTTAGGTCAGTCACTGCATGATAGGCTGGAATTAAAAGGAATTGATCTAATTACACCTGTCAGGAAGAACATGAAGCAAAAGAAAATCCTTTTCCCTAATTTTTCAAAACGTAGAAAAGTGATTGAGCGAGTTTTCTCTTTTTTGACAAATCTAGGAGCTGAGCGTTGTAAAAGTCGTTCGCCTCAAGGTTTTCAATTGAAATTAGAGATGATACTTTTAGCGTATTCTTTACTGTTAAAATCAGCTAAATCACTGGAACCAGAGACTTTAAGATATTCTATCGGGTATCAAGTCATGGCTAAATAATCAACTAGCAATTCGGGTATATTCTTTAATATTCATAATTATTTCTTCCTTTCCATTTTGTACTAATGTCAGGCAAGGCATGTACGAGGATTGAGAAATATTTTTATTAGAGCTTATACGATTAATTAGTTAACTGGTTTATTAGTTTATAGAGTTATTAAATTCTCAACTGATATAGTATTATTTACAGTAACAAGAGTAACAAAGTATTATAAAGGTAGTTATATCAAGGGTTTATACTGTTACCTTTCTCTAAAAGAAGAGTAACAGTAAGGTATCAAGGGTAACAACTATAAAAGAGTATATCGATAGAAAGCGAGAGATAAACAGCTTAATAGAGGGAAATGTTGAATAAACTACTGACATAATGGCTCTCAGCTTTTAACGTGGTTCAGGTTTTCACGTATTAGGGTTAAGTAAAAAGTAGTAAATATTTACTCATAAACTAGTTGCAAACGTGAACAATAAGCTTATATTGATTTCTACAAGCCTTACATCACGCGCTTTCTATTAACTGACTGGGGGGCGTGATATCATTGTCTGCGGTTGACATGCCTTCCTCTAATATCAGATACACCCTTGGCTAGCGTTAAGGTTTCTCTATCAATTACTCTTAGCTCTCCGTCTTCAAGTTTGACGATATAAATATTCTTTAATTCAGACTCATCTCCTCTAATAATCGTAGCTTCCTGCCCATTTGATAGTTTAATGATGTCGTCTCTTTTCATAGCTTGTTCTTCCTTTTATGCCAGTTGATGAACAGCATAAATAATAATTAGTAAAATAAAAACTAATTCAATGATAAATGATTGTTTGTCCTTATTCATATTCTCCTTTCAAAAAAATAATTTAAACGATTGGATCAAGCACGAAGTAAAAAAGAAACGCTGAAAGAATTCCCCATAGTAAGTTATTATGAGAAATAGCTCGAACTAATGTTGCTATCGCCAAGATTAGCCATATTACATCAGTCAGCTTATATTTGGATAGTATTTTCATGGTTTGTTCCTTTCGTTTTTTAATTCGGTGGGTTTGAGCCACTGAGATAGAGGAGACACTTACAAGTACGCCCTCACGGCTGACGTGGCACTTTGAAAGTTCCATGTCACATCAGGAACTTCATACAGATTTCCAATCCGTGTAAAAAAGATTGGCACAAGAAACGGTGCCATTGTATTTCATACCTTGCGTTTTAACAGATATGAACTTTCTCTTTTTTCCGAAAGTCGAGAACACAAAAGTGTGGACTCCTCAGATTTAGGAGAGCGCAAAAGTGCGCTGTCCTATGAAACCATTGATATTAAAAACAAGTGGGTCAGAGCCACCCGTTTTTGAGTAAGTCCATAGTCTGTAGTAAAGTCGGTCAAACCGACCTTAGATTTTATCATTTTGTTATGGCTCAAACCCATAACAATTTAATCGGCGGAATTTTCGACCGATTGGCTAAAGTCGTAAAATGCGATCTCAGGTATGTTTGGACAAAAATCTTTATCATTTATCTTTCGTTAAAAAAAATGAAACAAAAATTTTATTATTTACTGGAGTAATGCTTTTTAAAATATTTATTTGAAACCACAGTGCCATTGGTAATATCGAGAACATCTCCTATATCCCCCATTGCATAAGTTCCACCAAAGCCTTGTCCAACGCTCAAAATACCATTCATTATTCCCAATTTTATATTTCTTTTAGCTGTTGGATTTATACCGGTTAAAAGGATTTTTAATCTATCATCATACCAAGAAAGATAATTCTCTTTAAACGCTTGCTTAACCCAATCTGGTTGTTCATTTGTTTTACTAATTTCCCATACTTCGACTGATTTGTTTTTATATTTTACTTCCATAAAATAATATAACTTCTTTCTGTATAATATAGTGAGATTTTGGAGACCCTAAAAAAGGGGGTACCGATTCGTTCCTCCCTAGCAAGTCGCGAATCACGACCCCCTTAATAACAACAACGAAATTTTCGTTTTTGCCACTTGTGGCAGAAAGCTATACCGACATCACGTAGGGTATGAACAACATACAAAATTTACATGCTGTTATGACCTAATGCAAGGATTGGTTGCGTCAGCTCCCTTGCTAATTGTTGGCAAATGTTGGCAGAAATTGACTTGGTACGTCATTGTATTTATTGATGTTTTATGATATTAATAACCGTGTCGCCCTCTTGTAAGTTCGCTTCTTAGTCTTAGTATCATTTTTATCAATAAAATTCTCATTTCATCTCCTCCCAGTTTTTAGTGACTGGAAACACATAGATTTACAAATATCATGCGCACAAGCGCTTTTTATTTTGCATTCCTAAAATTTAGGACTTGCTATAGTATACTGTTCATCGCAACACTAAAGAAAGTATTGAGAGTATCGATAAAACGGCAATGAGACCTATACGTCCTATTTTCATATATTTATTTTCAGGATTTTTCAATACTATTACTACAAAAAGCAATGAAATGAACATTGACGGCATCAAATTAATTTTTAAAAATACCCTTATCATTAGAAGTATTAATAAACCAAATAAGAAAATTATAGTTTTAGCAATTACTTTTTTATTAATTCCTCTTTGTTCGCTATTATTTACTTTCATTTTTATATCCTTTTCTAATTGACAAAAACTAACAAATACAGTTATTTTCAACTGTTTCATTATATCCGTCAACCATTGTTATTCCTTGGCTTTCGCGTGTTTTATAACTTTTGTAGTGTCATCTTTGACGTTACCAGTACTAAATAATACTAAAGGTATGTGCTTATAGTGAATTGCTACAAGCCTTTTAACGCAGGCAATTTTCCCTTGGTTACTTTTTGAACCTTTAGCTATGTTAATAAATGTTAAGGTTCACAGCTATATAGACTTTAGCACAATTAAAGTTCTAACCTATTGCTTTTTTCATTTCATGAATAACTCTTCTTAATTTTGGCAAAGGTAATTCCATCAGGTCAGCAAACTGTTCTTGTGGTAGCCTGTAGTGTTCTCCAAACATTTTCTCATACCCAGCTATAATTACAGCCTTTTCCATTCTTTCATCTAAGTGATCAATACTCTTTAAGTAGTCCGATAGTTTCATGTTTCCTCCTTTTTTAACCCACCAACTCAAACCAGCACAGCTCATACAGCAACGCACGAGCCTCGTCATAAGCGTTGTGATGATAGCCGTAGAAGTCTAAGAAGTTGTATATATTTAACGTGTCTCGCGTGATAATGTCAAAATGGCTAACGTAATCAATGGCGCACTCACGAAAACTCTTTGTACTCATATCACAGCACATTGACGTTATTAGTCGTTTAGTGGCGTCATAGTGGCAACCAGTTATTTTACAGAACTGTGTTATATCATCAAAGTTACCGCCATTTTGTATGAACCAATCCCAAAGCATTAGAATAGCTTCTTTGTTGGCTCTTTTTTCCGCAGGGCTTAAAGTATCGCACTCGCCTAACCGTCTATTATCTTTGTAATAAGCGTGCATGTACTCATGAGCATGGTCAAACGGTCTAGCAAGTTCAGTATAAGCACCAAAGCCAAGTTCTAAAGAAATAAAGGCTTTTTGATTATCTAAGTCCCCCAACCGATAAACAACTCCTAATTTTTCTATTTCACATATTAGTAGACTATTTAATTCCTGTTTGTCCATAGTCCACCGCCTTAGTCCTTATTGTCTAAGTCTTTGGCTTTTTGTGTAATCTCGTCCCACTTATCAGAGAACAGCAATTTGATAGCCATTTTATCCTTTTCTGTCAAAGGACGACCGCCAGACGACAACAAGCGAGACCACACGGCGTCATCGTCAGAGTTTGCGACTTCCGCCAAGTCTATCGGCTCATTGACTGGTTTAGCTTCAGCACGACCCAGTAGATAGTCCACAGATACGTTGAAGTAGTCGGCTAGCTTTTCAAGATTTGCTCCGTTTGGAGTTTTGGTTTTCAAACTATAAAGATAGTTTTCACTAAAATTCAAGTCGTCTGTAACTTGTCTAAGAGTTTTACCTCGTCTTTCTGACAATTCTTTTATTGTGTCTAATACAGTCATATTAAGCCTTTCAGATAAACCTACAAAAAAGTGTGGTTTTATTGTTGCCATAACCTACAAAAAAGTGTAGAATATATTTTGTAAGTTAAAACGTAAGCAAAAAGCCCTTATAAACAAATTCGATAAGCTCCCCAGCCATTGATATTAGTTTATTAAGTGATTTTTTTTATACGTTCATTCTATACTTTATTGTAGTTGTTGTCAAGGGAAAACACACTTTATCACTGACAAGATAACTTACACAACAAACGAAAGGAACACTCGTAAATGATTGATACAACACAAAACATGGACGAACAGCGTTTAAAAATTAAGCAATATTTGTCAGCTAAAGGCTGGACACAGCAAACACTAGTTAGATTAACAGGATACCCTAAGCAAGATGTTTCAGCTATCCTTTCAGGAAAGCGAAAAGGCACACCATACGTTAACAAGTTTATAACTGCTGTCTGTGAAGCTTACAAGATTAACTAACATGGATCGATTAAACACCGCAATAACAAACAGCAAGCAGTCTAAACCGTACTATCATAAAATCATTCTTGATTTACTCGTACAGCTTACGACAAGCGGAAAATATCGCAGTCTGACGAGCTTTAAACAGTCAGGCGATAAATTAACCGCAGAACAAAAAGAAATGCTTAGGCGCTATACTGACAGCATTATCTTACTGTTAGAAATAGGCATGGCGTTTCATGAAATAAAACAATTTTTAAATTAAAAAGCCCGAATGGGCTAGGAGGTAGAAAATGATACAAAGAGGGATTATTGAATTTCAAATAAACAAAGAACATCACCCAGAAGATTCAAGACTTTTCGAATTGGTAGTCAGAAAAGGAATTGAATTTTTAAATAACAATGGTTATGAAGCAAAGGTAGACTACACTTTGCACAACGAAGATACGATAAAAGCTATGGAAATTGTTATAAAAGATTCACTTAAGTGTCTTAATTAATTGAGTTGTTGTTTCATAAATTGCTTGCGGAACACTGTCTGCTGGATTTTCTGATATTTCTTGTTCTTTACTCCACAGGAAATTTACTGTATCAAAATTTAATTCAAATTTTTCAGTATATATTTTATTAGTTATTAAAGATACATACTTAATTTCGCCACTAATAATATTAGAAAAATCCGTTTCGAACTCGGAGGTAATATTTTGTTGTGGGGCGAATGTTCTTTGATTTAGTGATTTTAGTTGGTTGTTGTTGTGATACTTATCTAATTCTCCATAAAACGTAATAGTCAAAATTTTACCAGCCGTTTTTCCATAGTTCCTTATAGAAAGATACTTTATAAATCTACCACTTGTTGATATTTCTACGTGTGGCACTATATAGGGACGATTTGCTTCTTCGATAATCTTTTCTGAATTAAGAGTGGACTGTTTAGTTTGGTTAATAGCTATGACCGAAAAGATTGTAGGGACTAAGATAGCTAATATCGAAATCCAATCTGTAGGCGTTAATGCATGAAATAATGGTGCAATACATATCCCGATAAGAACAAACATGCAAACTAGCAAAATTTTTCCTATCTTCCCAATATTATCCAAGTTAAAATTATTATACATAAAATACCCTATTTCTATTTAAATATACCACTATTATACACGCAGTTTACTACTAAAACAAGAAAGGCTCTCAAATGTGGGACAAAATCAAGAAACAATTAGACAAGCAAGGCATAACCGAGTATCGGCTTGCCAAAATGACGGGCATAAGCCCCCAGCAGTTACACCAAATTAAAAAACGTAATACAAAAAATCCTAAATGGCTCACAGTCGTTAAGATTGCGGAGGCATTAGGAGTTAGTTTAGATGAATTTAAATGATCATACAAAAAAAGCTTGACCCGACCAAGAGACAGCTTTTAATCAAATTAGAGTAGCAAAACGTGAAAAACACGCGCTTTCTACCTCTAATTATAACAAATTGGAGAATAAAAACAAAATGAATAATACAGCAAACAAAGAAACTTATATCCTTGATGATTCAATCGCATTTGAACTCATGGACTTATTAAAAGCCAAGGCACGCCATTTTATCCAGCTTAATGAGTATGTCTACCGCTTGTTTGACGGTCAATCAGTTGTGACTTTCACAACTTTAGAAAATGACATTCAAGTAGAAATGGTTAAGGGGTAAGAAAATGGCAACAATAGATATTACTGAACAAGCCCTAGGCACCCAATCATCTACTTTTAAAATAGAAGATTTAGAGAAAGCTCGAACTTTTGAAAATAAGCATTTTATGATTCTGTCAGTAAAAATGAACCCTGAAATAGATCATCAAGTTTTTTTAAAAAGCGTAAAAAACAAAAAAACAGTAATTATTTTCAATCAAAATAAAGCGCCCTTTCGTATCAAGCTTTCTCATGCTATTGCTGAAAGGTATCGCATTAAGCAAGAAATCAAACAAACAGAATATAAGGGATCTGCTACCGAGGGCGTTATGCAATTAGCTGACGTCATCGAAGAAAAAATTATCTTGATGGACTATCACAACGCAAATAAAGAAAATTGGCAAGACTGGATGCGCATTTTTGCTTATGAATACCTGTATGATGTTGCGTTTAATCGTGGTATTCGCCATGAAAGACAACGTAGAAAATCAAAAGAAACAGTTCTATCAGCGTTTGACATTATCAGTTCCGAAGATGTTTCAGAGCTTTCTCATGAGTTAGGAATTAGTGAAGATAAACTAACGTACGCAGTTATGGAAGTTATCTCTAAACGTAAAAACGGAGGCAAAAAATGAATGATGACACTTTAATAAACCTTGTTGCCCGTGGCTTAGTGGATAAAATCATTCATTTATTTAATAAGTATCTTGGTACACAACTCAAAATCAGAAATGAAAAGCGAGTATTACCTTATATCTCTAAAAAGCGTGTTATGGAAGACTTAGATATATCAGACGGCACACTTGATAATTGGGAAAAGCACGGCTTGAATCGCTATAAACCAAGATACAAAACTTCACTTATTTACTATTTGATTGATGATATATGCAAGTTCATCATCATAGATACATAGCAACTTGTCAGGCAAGGCAAATTTTATTAGAGGATTGAGAAAATGACAAATATTATTAGAGCTTGTCCCTATGTGGCTGGTATTGATAGCGTAGGCATGCAAAAATTAAAAGCCTATCATACAGAACTTACAGACAAGCAGATTGAAAAATTAGACCCATTGAACGCAAATACAGGCACAGTTGATTATAGCTTTAAAGTTCGTAAATATAAGCACGGTATCCGATTTGAGGGCGAAAAAGAGGGCGGAGAAATCAGCTTATTTGATGAGGTAGCGAAATGATTGAACACCACCAAGGCTACACGACTATAAAACGGTACGGACGGAATAGTTTTAGACAAGCAGGTAAACACCCGTTTAAGATGATTTACAATGCACGAGCGGTCAAATACGACCTCATACAGCAGTTTGAAGAGAGTACAGGCATAATCTTACCCAGCGGAGTAAAAAGAAACTTATGCACCCAACCAGTACCATTTTTAGGTAAAGAGCTGGCTATTATGAAACTACAAATAAAGGAAACTAAACCATGAAAATTACAATTGATGTTCTTGAAAATGAAAGTAATAAGGACAATTTAGAGTATCTTATCAGCGATACAAGCAACGAAGCTATGACTATATTAATGTTTGCCTTGATTGGCGAAGCTAGACAGAGAGCAAGCTATGAGCAATTTTTAGAAACCATTACTAGAATTTGGGGGTATCTCAATGAAGATAACTGACTTACAGAAATTAGACCAAAATATTATTAAATTTCTTGCTGAACATCGAGGGATTGACCGAGCTGTCAAAGGTAGAAATTTAGCACAAAACCTTGATATTGATTTTCGTACTTTACAGAGTAGAATTGAGTACCTCCACAAGCGAGGTTGCGCCATTGGTTCAATTGATAACGGCTATTTTATTCCAACTAACGAAGACGAACGCAGAGCTGGAATCATTAAAAAGCAACGGACAGGCATTGCGATTAATAATGCAGTCAATGGCTATACGCTTGCAGAGCTTGATTGGATTGACCAACTTTTTAAGGAGGACTAACAAAGTGAATTGTTATTTATGTGGTAAACCTCTAAAAGAAAATGAAGTCATTCCCTATCAAGAGCGACAAATTTGTGATGAATGTGAGTATAGACTGGAGGTTGACCATTGACACCCAAAGAACAAGCCCTAAACTGTATTAGTCGTGGCTTTTCTGTCATTGCTGGCTTTCCGGCTGGGAAAAGTGAGAGAGCTGTTATCCGTGGTACTTCAAGTGGAACGCTTGACGAAATCACAGTAAGCGAATGGTTTGATGAAATACCGAACCGCAATATTATGATTAATCTTAGAAATAGCGGTTTGATTTGTATTGACTTAGACCAGCACCAAAACGGACAGAATGGTCGGAGTGTTTTCAGTCGATTGTGGAATGAACACAGCGAGGGCGAAATACTAAGTACTTATGTCGAGAAAACTCCCACAGGCAACGGCTTGCATGTTTTCTTTAAAGTTCCCAAAGAGCTATTCAGTCAGCCGATTGTCAGTGAACTAGCGGACGGCGTGGAGATAAAAACACACTTCACACCAATCTACCCAAGCAAACGCACAGACGGCGATTATATCCCTTTGAATGATACAGAAACTAACGAGCCACTCACTTTTGATAACCTTTCTGATTGTCCTGACTGGTTACTTGAAATGATACAGCGACCACAAAAAAGACAGAACCCAACGCTAGGCAGTCGTACTTATGGCGCTGAAATGTGGGAGTTATTCAACCAAGGCGCACGAAAAGGGAATCGAAACAATGACACGAACCGCATTCTCCACTACTGGAGAAAAATTGGTATTGATAATAATAGCTGTATGGACTTATTGCGAACCTTTAACAATCGAACCAGTCCGCCCTTACCTGATGACGAGCTGGCGACCATTTGGAAAAGTGTATTCAAGATGAAATAGAAAGGAAGTCATGACAGACCAACTAGAAAAACTTGTGGCAGAAACGCCACAGGGAAACGTAAGAAGTCCCAAACCTCAAATAGAGGACTTCACGGAATATGGCGAGGGCGGAACAAAAAGCGTAAGTATTACAGCTTATAGCGAAGCTGTCCTTGATTGGATTGAGCAAGAAAAAGAAATCATTAATAACCCTGATTATGTCAAAGCAAACACTCAAACGCTTAGAGCTGTTAGAAAACTATTCTTTGAACACCGTAACTTATTTTTAAGCACACCTAAAGAGGACGGCAAGCCACCGAAGTCATTAAGCCCCTTAGAAACAGCAAGAATCATCTATAAGACGCTCAAAGTCATCAAACTAGACCACCAAAGCGGACTGTTAGGCGTTTATAACCCTGAACTAGGGATATATGAAACAAATGAAAACTTCTTTCATCGGCTCATTTATTGGCTAGAGCCGTCATACAGTCAGGCACGGTCTAAAGAGGTTCTCTTTAAACTCGAAACCTTATCAGAGGTCAAACAACAAACCGCAGAAGCTCATTTAATCCCAGTAGCGAACGGTATTTTCAATAAGAAAACACAGCAATTAGAGCCATTTAGTCCTAAGTACGTCTTTACCTCAACGATTGCGACCAAGTACAACGCTAAGGCTAAAGTACCCAATATTAACGGTTGGAACGTAGACGACTGGCTCAATGATTTAATGAGTGGAGATAAAGAACTCGTTAGCCTTTTATGGCAGATTATTTCCGCAAGTACCAACGGCAACTACTCCTATCGTAAAGGCGTGTGGCTAGTCGGTAAAGGAAATGACGGCAAAGGTACATTTCAGAGCCTCATCATGAACCTTATCGGACGTGAGAACGTCGCAAGTGTCAAAGCTGAACAGTTTTCTGAACGCTTTTCTCTTTCCCAAGTCGTTGGTAAAACTTGTATTATCGGAGATGATAGCCAAGTCAGTTACTTAGACAATGCAGGAAACTACTTTTCTGTGGTTACTGGCGATCCAGTACCGATTGAAGCGAAAGGAAAACAACCAACCTTAGCAGTATTTAACAAGCTAGTCATTCAGTCCACTAACTTTTTACCCAAGTTTAGAAATAAGTCAAATGGAACATACAGACGTTTGCTTATTGTTCCCTTTAACAAGTCTTTCACGTCAGATAATGACAACTGGAAAATCAAAGATGATTATATTAAACGCAAAGACGTTTTAGAGTACGTGCTTAAAATCGCCTTATCACTTAATTTTGATAAATTTGACGAACCCAAAGCCACACAAGGGCTGTTAGATGACTTCAAAATTAGCAATGACAATGTACTGGCGTTTGTAAATGATATGTTTGAGGAGTTCGTCAGTGATTTTCTACCGACTGCTTTTCTAAGTGCTTTATATCGAGCATGGTGTGAAGATGAGGGAGTGAAACCCTTTACTAAGCGAGAGTTTGAGAATAAACTACCTGATTATGTCAAAGACCAATGGAAAAAGACCGTTCAAAGACCAAATAGCGCAGGTTTTAATAGAGCTGTCGATTTACATCGAGCCAATGAAATGGAATTGTTTAGACGGTTGTTTTATTGGGATGATGAGAAACATAAAAAAGTCACTAAAGGTTATTCCCGCAAGAAAAAATAAAAAATGTTACTGAAAATCGGTAACACGTTACTGTTATAAGTTACAGCTTTAACCCTATGGTTAAGCCATTTGTAGGTATCTGTTACTCTGTTACCGCAAAAACACCTACTCGCTAGGAATTTATCAGAGGAAATAAAAACATGAAAAAAGCACGCTGTCCGACAAAATGAATTTGCTGACAAAACCTGACTTAAAAATATAAATCGGAGAAAATAAAATGAGCAACGAAACTAAAAACTTAGAAATCCCAGTCGCTGAAAACGAGAGAAATAAAGCAGTTGAAAATCTTCTCTCATTAAAAGAATACTTTGATAACCAACTTCAATCAGACCAAGAAACTTATCAAGCGATCGCGACATTAGGCGATAAGTTGGGCGTTCTGTGGAATGCCGATAAGTAATAAATAACGAAAAATGGAGAAATAACATGCAAGTAAAATATATTGAAGAAGCAAAAAACAAACTCGAAAAACAAGCTAAACCACTCACTAAAAAAGTGGATAAAACGAATCAATTAATTTCTGAATTAAAAAATAAAATTGAAAACATGGAAAATCAATCTCAAAATGATGATATTGATGAATCACTCAAAGCCTTATCTGAATTGAATAACGATAAGCAATTACTAGAGACATTAGAAAAACGGCTGGCGGAGGAACAGAAAGAGCTAGATGTTTTCTGGAGTTCTCAAGAAGTTGATGATACTATCAGAGAAGCAGTAAGCCTAGCAGATAATTTGAGTAACATTGAGCTAGATTTATTAAAAAGTACAGTGTCTAAAGATACGAAGAAAAAACTAAAGGAATATAACAAGGAAGTTGATGACCAACGTTATCGCCTTCAGGAATCAGGGGATTACTTACTAGAAAAATCAAATGTTTATTCTCGAGCCGAATTAGATAATTTAATTAGTCAAAAAAACAGAAGTCATAAAAATAACTTTTTCTTTGGAATTGTTAGAGTAATGGCAGGTCAGTATAAAAAAGAATTAATGGAATTTCTAAAATCTGAAAAAATACTGACTGATTTAGATTAGGGGATTAAATGAATAAAAAAACAGAAATTAATTTTGGGATTGATAGCAAACTAGAAATTAGAGACGCAAATAAAAAAGCAGGATTCATTGGGCAAATTGCAGGGTATGCCATTGTATTTAATAAGCCAAGTGTGCCTAATGCACCTTTTATTGAGTATATCGCTCCGACAGCACTTGATATTGTCGATTTAAGCGATGTATTAGCTTTATATAACCATGATTACGCCAATGTGCTAGGCAGAGTTGATGCAGGAACTTTAAAGTTAAGCATTGATAAAGTTGGCTTGCATTTTGTTTTGGATATGCCAGATACAACAGTTGGCCATGATGTTTATAACAATATTAAGGCTGGGAACCTTAAAGGTATGAGTTTTGGATTCTCTGTTGCGGACGGCGGCGATTCATGGAAACAAGGAGCGAGTAAACCTATCCGAACAATCAACCAACTTCAAACATTAGGCGAAATAAGCGTAGTAAGTAAACCAGCTTATGATGATACTTCTATCAATGTCACTCGTTCTATCAAACAATTTGAAGACGAGCGTACACGAAAGTATAAAGAAAAAGTAAGAGCTTATCTTGACGGATTAAGTGATTAGATTATAATAAAAAAACCTAGTCTTTATTGGCTAGGTATTTATTGTTAATGTCAGAAAAAAATAAAAGTGTTACTGAAAATCGGTAACACGTTACTGTTATAAGTTACAGCTTTAACCCTATGGTTAAGCCGTTTATAGGTATCTGTTACTCTGTTACCGCAAAAACACCTACTCGCTAGGAATTTATAATATAGCACGAAAGGATATAAAATAGATGGTTAGATATTATTGGGGGAGACCTCAAGATGTTGTAAGGTGGTATCTTAGAGGAACGCTATACCTAAGCGCTCAAAGCAGAAAATCTTATATTGAAAAGATAGGAGCTGAACCAGGTAACTTACCAAGGCTTCTTAAATTATTAGAGAATCTTGATGAGCCATTTGATTCAGTCGATACTGACAGCATAGCATTACTATGTTTGAGGTATGTAGAGCTATTAAGTATCGCAGAGACTACAAAACGTACAGGACTATCAGCTTATCAGATTACAGCTAAGACAGGTAAAGTCATGAAGAAAGCTAAGGAAATTATATCTAAAGCATGATATAATAGTCTTATCAAAAGTCGCAGAAATGCGCATGGTATAATAGTGCAGGAAAGTATCTCTAATTGTGGGGGTGCTTTTTTGTTTGAAAGGATTGTATGATGAATGAGCTAGAGTTTAATATCAGATTATATCTCACAGGTACAATGAAGTCATGGACAGATAGGATAGACAGCACAGACCAACTCACACCACAACGCTTTATATTCAACGCAATGACAGAGCTGTTTGATTCGTTGAGTGATGATGACCTAGAGTTAATAAGACTTAGATACATGGAACGCATGACACTATCAGAGGTTGCAAGTCGTTATCTGTTACACGAACATACTATTAGAAACCACACGAACCCAACCATTAAGCAAGTGAAAAAGATTATAAAACAAGGTAATGAACTTTCAACAAAACAAAAAAGCCCGTGA